AACCCGGCTTACTGATATCGATACCTTCAGGGAACATCAGCATGTCCGAGTCCTTGACTACAGACAGTGGCTGGCCCTTGAGAGACATGACATTCAGCCTCTGGTTATAGGCATTCAGCAGCTCCTTGGGTAGCTTGCCCTCCTCACGTGCTGTCTCGAAAGCCTTGTGTAGCTGATTGAAGGCACTGAGGTTGGAGGCATGCTGGTGCTCACTGCCGATATATGGAGTCCAGACAGTTGGCTCTGACTGATTGAGCTTGGTCATCCGATTAGCCGTTTGTTCATTCCCGACTGCCCATGCCGACCTGCGCTTCTTGTACTCTGGGCTTTGTTGCTGGAGATACGAGTGCCGAGGCCCACCTTGATGCTCCCCGGCAGCGATCATCCGATCAGCCTGAGTGAGCCTGAGTCGCTTGCCCTCGAACTTACCCAGTGCCTCAGATGCTGGGAGTGCCTCTGGATGTCGCTGCTTCGATGCCTCAGCCAATCGTTCAAGTCTGGCTTCACGAGGCTCTGACTTCCTGTATCGCTCGAATGCTGCCTTGGATGGATAGCCGAAGAGAGGATCGTATGCGCTCTCTGCTACTCTCTTGGTAGCACCAACCAGCCCATGACCACCCAGCTCCCCGAGCATCCCTTCTGCTGGTAGCTCACTCCATCTCTTGGCCTCACCAGCTATCGTACCTAGAGGATCAGCCATACGTTGCTTCACGCCCTGCACGTACTCCGACTGACCGATCTTGGCATTCAGCTCATCCATAGCTTGCTGGATCACGCTTGGGGAATTCTGAATTCCACCAGTACGATCACCTGCCAGCCCAGCCTCGAGTAGCGATGGCCTCTCCTCAAGTACGACGAGCCCACCATCTGCCATATTAGGGACTCGTCCCCCTTCCTTCATCTCCTCCCCCAAGTCCAGTAGCTTCATCAGCTTGTCGCGCAAGTCACCTCGCTCTTGTTCATTGATGAAGGCTGGAACCTTGTGACCGTGCTTCTCCAGCAGGGCCTTACCTTCGGGTGATATCTTGTCACTGGAGGGGAACAGGTCAGCATTGTTGTAGTCCCGTACCTCATGGAAGTTACCCGACCTGATGTAGTCCTGCATCATTGGGATAATCTCTTCACGGTACTTGGGATTCTTGTCAGTCCACTCATTGACTCGCGCACTTGTCCACTCATTGTTTAATGGCTTGATCTGCGTCAACTTGGTCTTGTTGAGGTTCTTAGGCCCATCCCACATCTCCTCGGAGTGAGCTTGTATGTGAGGTCTGCCCGTTGGATCAAGTAATGCCCTCAGTGTATTGCCACCCTCCTTCGATCCATATCCTTCTGCCTCGGTATCTTTCATCGTACACCAGCCACCAGAGCAACCAATCTCCTTGACGGTCTTCAATCCTTCAGGAGTGCCAGTGTCCGGCAAGTCCACCCATCTCCATCCGCTCTCGTACTCCTTGTGCAGCGGAAAGTTCCGGTACTGAGCAAACTTCTCGGTATCACCGAGCTCCTTAGCCTTCGCTGCTGCTACTCTGGCATCGTGCATCCTGCGAACAGCTTGCTCCATCGTCAGGGCATTGAGGTTCTCCGGCCTGAGGTTACCTTGCTCCATCTCCCGCCGTAGGAACCCTCGCATCTGTGTCATGCCGAGCTTATTCATCATCGCAAGATCGGATGAGACGTGTGGGAGATCATGCACTATCTCATCTGGTGGTAATTTCGTGAGCCACGGATCAGAATATGCTGGTAGACCTTCGTAATATTTGGCTGGTTGCGATGTAATCATGCTGTCAGCAAGGTCTTCCCACTTCTTGGCGTGCTCAGACTGTCCCATAGGCTCAGGGAATCCAGCAGCCTGTCTTGTCTCCTGTACCTGCTTCTGAATGTGTGGTAACCGTGGGTAGATGACAGGATTGTGCGTGATGCCACTCTCAGCCAGCTTACGGATGGGGTCTTCAGGTGTCGCCATCTCGTTCTTCAGGTACTTGGTCATCGGGCCTTTGATCCACTTGCTCAGAGCCTGATTGTGTGCAGCATTCGGGTATTGCTGATCTCCAAGCAGAATGTTCATATGAGCTGGCATATTCTTATCTAACCATTGACTACCATTCTTCCTGATCACCCCAGCCATCGCTCCACCGGGATTGACCAAGTCCAGAGCTGACTCAATAGGCTTGCGCTGCACGTCACGACCGTACTGACTGATGTTCTCGATACCAGTCTTGCCCATCCTTCGAGCCTGTAGCTCAATATACGCGGGGATGTCTCTACGCTTCAGGGCCATCTCAGCCTGAACTTCTAGGGGTGATTCTTCGATGCTGGATCGGTCAGCACCAGCCAGTGCAGACTCTAGGAGGGATGGTCGTGGATCGCTACTGAAGGGATTGTCGGAGGCCATGCGGGATGCTCCATTCTGAGTTCCCGTAATAATACTCTGCTATTCAGTGTTTTGCATCGCGTACCGTAATAAGTGGAAGGCATCTGCCTCATTGTCCGAGGTAATGCTTGGGTTGTGCTGCTGTGCTGCGCGGATCATCATTGGCTTGTCGGCATGTCCATTGCTGGTGGCGAACTTCTTGATGGTGGTCACGCCTATCCCAGTAGGGACGATCCCCCTTATGCATGCCTCAAGCTCGGTAGTGGTCTCGAATGAGCCGTAGACATGAGCTGCCCGACTCCCGGCATGGCTCACCACCTCCTCGTAGTACAGGTGCGTGATCTTGAACTTGTCGAGCATCTCAGCCAGCCAGAAGGCATAGTGCATGAACGAGTAGCAGCGATGGATATTCCTAGCCACGTCGAAGTTCTCATGGCCTGACATGATCCCCTCATGGTTGAAGATCGCCCAGCCTGTATTGAGGCCAAGGTCTAGCGCGATGATAGCCTTCTTCCTGTGGATCATACGGCGTAGGGATTGACTCGAGGCTTGTACTCGTCGACGTACTCTTCGTCAGGATCGTAGGGCCTTGGGTTGAGCTCGATCCAGCCATTGTCGGACAGGAACCGGATCGCCATAGATGCACTGTCCACGTAGTCATCACGGGTGCAGTCAGGGAATGAGCACAGTTGACTGAGGAATCCCTCTGCCCAGCTCTTCACGTAGCCTCGCTTGTTGGCACTCTCAGGTAGCCACACCCGGCCTGTGATGAATACCGAGGCAGCTATCTGGAGTCGCTGCATCTTGTCAGCTCTGCCGGGGTTCCATCCTCTGACCGGGAGGTAAGCCTTCTGGAGTTCCTGTATGAGCGATATCCCAGCGGCCTTGTCCTCGACCAGTATGATGTCCGGTCGCTTGGCTGTCGTGCCTGAGCCGTAGAGCACACCGAATTCCTCGATTACCTTGGGCTTCAGGTTGGGGAAGGTCAGGTGCTCTTCCCAGCAATCTATGAGCATGATTGACGTTGGGCCATCCACTGGCTTGAACACTCCCCACGTGGTCATTGCCGTTGGATCATTGTAGAGCTTCTCGGTGAAGGCACAATCGTAGGCTTGGACGATGTACTCGAACTCGGGGAATTCCCTGTCGTGAGGCCATAGCCGGAACATGCTGCGACTGACGACCTTGCCCTCCTCCAGATCGATGATCTCACCCAGCACCTCCTGATTGTAGAGCTGAGTACCCTTGTACCGCTCGAGCTGCTTGGAGAACGTAGGGGACAGGTTGTCTATGTTGGCGTAGGAAGTAGCCCGATCTATGATGACATCATCACCCTCACGATCCACCAGCTCCACGATCAAGTCCTTGTTCCGTGGTGTAGTGGTTACGATCACCCGAGGAGATGGCCCGAGCCGGAGTCCCATGTTCATCATGTCCCATGCCTGACCTTCATCGAGATAGTTGAATGCAGCCAGCTCATCAGCCCAGCAGCCATGCCACTGTGGGCCACGGAGCCGCTCGTAAGAGTCGCCTGAGATACCTCGGATGGAGCTGCCGTTCATCAATATGATCTGGTGATCCTGCTTGTTGTATGACTCAATGAGCTCGGGTGGGATGACAGCGATCAGGCCAGACTCGCCCTCGAAGCAGGTGTGCTTGATGTCATTGGATGTTGGGGCCAGCACGAGATACCGCCAGTTAGGATTCTTCCAGCACCACCACCATACGGCCTCGACAGCACTACGTGTCTTGCCGGAGCCGCGTCCTGCCAGCAGCATCCAGATGAGCCAGTCCTGCTCGAGAGGTGGGGGTATCTGGTAGCCATGAGCCTCCATGAGCCACTCGGTATGTGCGATGAGTGCGATCCTGTCCAGCTCATCGAAGCTGCTCCACGTCTGTTCCGTTAACAGTTCTGCCAGCATTCGTCTTAGTAATCAAGTCGGAATGCCGCATAGTACAATCAATCAGCTTACTTGTGTCTGGACACGCACTGGTTACACCTACGATAGGATCGCTCGATGTCGTAGTCAGTCATGGCCTTGGTCTCCTTGCACGTGATGCACTTCTTGAGATTGTGCTTCGCGTACTTCTCGGTCTTGATGCGCTCGACACACACCATGCATCTGCGTGATCCGAACTCGAACCGATAGTCAGGCAGTATCTTGGTGCAGGTGAGGCACTTCCGGACAGGCTTCTTGGTGGGATGTGGTGTGCGCTCCCTGTTGGACGGTACGCGCCTATCCTGTATGTCTATTCCTGCTGTGTAGAGCTGGTCATGCCACTCGCCATTCTTGAACGTCCGAGCGAAGCACACCCGCTTGTCGGTCATCAGCTTGAGCACTATCTCAGTCAAAACGCCAGCGGTAAGGCCAGCGTCTCGGTGTACTTCCAGTACTGCTGACATGGACATCGGGTGAGAGGAACTCGTCCCCACCAGTGTCGCACATATCAGGTCATGCCATGCTTCAAATTCATGCTTCATCTTGCTTATAGGGAACAATCCTATTTACTGTATTATATATCTAAGTCTATGAATTAAAAAGGTATGTCATCATCGAAGTCGTCGAAGTGCTGTGTCGGCTTAGGTGGAGGTGATGCCTTGGGTGGTGCTGCTGCTGCTGGCTCATCTCCCTCCTCCTTCTTCTTGCCGCTAGAGATGAACTTCATATCGTTCACTATGATCTCGGTAGTGTACCGCTCTACCCCATCCTTCTCGTACTTACGGGTAGCCAGCTTGCCCTCAACGTATATCTGGGAACCCTTGACGAGATACTTAGCTGCCAAGTCTGCGAGGCCACGGAAGAAGATCAGGTTATGGAATTCAGCCTTCTCCTGCTTCTCCCCGCTCTTGTCCGTCCACTTTTCGCTAGTCGCCAGTGATGCATTGGCTACCGAGTCACCATTCTTCAGGCTCCTCAAGTCTACATCTCTGGTAAGTCGCCCAACCAATATGACCTTGTTTACTGACATGAATTCCCCTTGACGAATGGATTGCCGAAGAAGAATGGGAGCTTGAGTGCATCATTAACCTTCTCGATGATCGTCTTGGTAGCAGCCTCGAGCACCTTGTCAGTCCGGATCAGCTCATAATGGAACGTGAGCTTGCCATCTCTCTGGCGGTACTTCAGTCGGGCATCAACACGGTATGGATCGCTACCCCAGAAGACAGGTATACCGATAGTGAATCGCTCGAACATCTGCATCTTGGAGATCGTCGCTGAGTCCTCGCTATCGACGAACTGCATGTTCACTGTGCCACTCTGGAGCCGGATCGCTGACTTGAACCGCTTCTCCTGATTGGCCTCGAAGTCCAGTGCCATCTCCAGCATCTGACCACCACTCGGGCTTTCCTCCACCTTCACCACGTCCTTGAGGTTATCCTCAATGAATGTGGCGAACTCCTGCTGTGTGAATGACTGCCTGTTCTTCTCCCTCCACCTGATCCATTCAGCAGCAGAGGCTGGCGAGAATATGGCTAGGTGATCCCTCCAGTGACAATCCTCGTCTGACATCCCATGATCGTTGATGATCGCCGTGAAGTTGACGTTCCCATTGAAGTAGTCGGCATTGCACCAGATCGAGGTATGATCTGCTACCTTGTGACGTTGAACATAGTTGATGAAGCTGTCGACATCCAGTAGCCCTACAGTCCCCTTCTTCCGGCGTGGGGTCTCGTAGTACTTCTCATCATCGTACTCCTTGATATTCCAGCCCTCAGGTAGCGCGACACGTGTCACATAAGCACTTGAGTCTTCAAGCTCGATTGGCTGCTTCATCTCCCGAGCCAATGTCTGGGCTGTGTTCTCCCGGCCTTCTTCACTCTTGTATTCCATGAATCTCTCCTCAGTATGTTGTCGGTATTACGACTGGACGCTTCTCAGTACGGTAGATGCTGGCTCAACTTGTTGCAGGTCTAGCTTCATCTGGCTCGGGTCATCAGCTACCAGATTGCCCTCGGGTGTAGCGAATAGCAGTACCTCATGTGGCAGGTCTGCTGGCTTGGTGAGCATGGTCTTCCCGGTAACATGCATCGCACCTCCACGAGTAGCCTTCTTGACCGAGATTGTCAGTGTCACCTTGCCCGATCCACCTCGCTCCGAGATCGCTGTCACGAGCTCATTCAGTTGATCGCTTGCCTCATCTAGGAACTCGCCACCAGATATGACTCGTATTGTGTCTGTGATTGGTCTGATCATCATGCTCTCCTTGGTAAGTGGGGACGATTCCCCGAAATGTAAGTGGCTGTCTATCCAGCCTGTCTGTCGCTCCTCAGTTTTCGTTATCTCCTTGCGATTGCGGAGATGAAAGGTTAGATCGCTGGGATTTCTACTTTACGCCCTGATCCCATTGACCTCGCGCTATGCCAGCAGGACTGAGTTCAATACACTGGCTATTCACGAATATGCAAAACTCAGAGCAACCTCTGTGCCGTCGACACGGCAGGAAGAAAAGGGACGAGTCCCTAATTACCGTTCCCTGTACCACTTGGTCATTACCGATACCTCATGCAGGAACTCCTGTCCTCGCTCCTCCAGCTCCCTGATCTCCGATAGCTTTGGCTCCAGCGGGATGATCAGCAGCTTGTTCTTGTAGCTCTCCATCCGTGGATCGAATGAGACGAAGTGGCCCCACTCCTTGCCGCTACAGGCCATCTCCCAGAGCATCTGCTTACGATAGTCGGGAGGGATAACAGGCTCCTCAATATAGCTCATGTGCGTGTCGGTATTGGGTGACTTAACCTCGAGCACACCACCACCCTGAAGCAGCCCATCAGGAGTAGCAGCAGCCATCGCTATGATCGAGTGATCTGTCGTATCGGTAGGCGTGATCACATAGTCGTGCAGGTACTCCAGCAGCCTGATCGCCTCGGGTTCCTGCTCTATCCCCCACTGGATAGCTGGCAGGTGGCTGATGTCCTTCTCCTGAGATGTGCCAGTGAGACGCTCGAATACCAGTTGACGTATGAGCTTGTTCCGAGTGACTGACTCAGCAGTACCCTTACCGCTCCTCATCGCATTGGCTACCTTGCTGCCCGTGAGCTTGCCGAGCCTACGAGCGAACCACTCAGGTGACCTTACTGGCATCGCATCTTCCGATCTTCCTCCAGTGCCAGCTTGACGGTCATGCATATGGCGATGAAGATTGGTGTGTTCTTCATTAGCTCATATTGCGGGATAGGAGGGACGACCTTCCTCATCTCAGAGTCGGTCTTCATCAGCCTGTAGACCATCTCTCCTACTTCATCAACAGGAGTAATCATGGTTCCACCCACTTCTGCTGTAGTTCATGGAGCAGCCCGGATGCCAGCACCTTCCTGAACCAGTCGTGCGGATATTGACCATCACGGGCAGATTTGATGTCATCACACACATCACCCCATTCGCGGCCTGTGGTTGCCTTCCTGAGCCTGTCCATCTCATCGTCCGTCAGTGATATATTCGAGTCGCTCATGCATCCTCCTGTGAAGCAAATGTGGGTTGTTCCATCAACTTGATGGTAGCCATTTCCAGAAGATATGCAGCATCACTAATTTCAAACGGACGACCATCAGTGGTACTCATCTTCACTCTGGAGTAGCGATCCTCATACAGGATCAGGGTAATCGTGAGCTTGGGTATTCTCTCTTGGTCGCTCATGTCTTCATCCTCCTCTCAGCCTCAGTTAGCATAGCCTTTGCCATATCGAATGAGTCATGAGCAATAGCCGCCATATCACAGGTGTTTATCTTGCCACCATACTCAGTTATGAACGACTTCATGGCCTCTGCTGCGTAGTACTCGAGCATGGTCATACCGCCATATATCTGTGCGCCATTAGGAAATGCTGATCTCATGATGTCACCTTAGCCTCGTCCAGCATGTTCTTCTCGCGCTCCCTGAGTGATGCCATGCCTCGCTTGTAGCCAGCTATGGTCATCTCCTCCAGCGAATTCACCTTGTAGTAGCGCAGGAACTTGGCTCCCTCGGTCTTGGATGCAGTGATCAGCCTCCTCATATCAGCTACCTGCTCCTCATTCACAAGGTCAGTATCAGGTTCCTCCTCGACTCGATCCTCCTCCTTGTCCCCAGACTCGATCTCGAACAGCTTGAGGATGGCGTACTTCTTGGCGTATGAGAGGGCCTTGCCGGGAGCCTTGTCCTGAGTATCCATAGCGTGAGCTTCCATCACGATCTCGATGGTCTCAGATGGCCTGTCTGAATTGATGAAGGTGAACTTGTAGGTAGCATCGTATCTGGCTTGCTTGCCCATGATGCCTATCGCGTGTGAGGCTGATGTCAGCAGGGTAGGCACACAGATGATCCCGTATTCAATGAGGTGATCCCTGATCTTGGCGGTCACAGTATCGTGGGTCACGGCGAGGTATGTCCCCTCACCAGCCTTAACCTTCGTGAGCTTCTGGATGTACCTGACCTCCTTCCTGATCTCGTTAATGCGCTGGTAGATGTTCATCTCGCGCATGGCCTGTCTATCGATGTCGTCCAAGTCCTTCTGAGTAGCCACTGATATGCCCTCAATCTCGTCTGCTGTCATGCTGTCCCTTTCGTGGTTTAATGGATGTACGCGAAACAGTAGTAATTATTCGCTAACTCGAATACAATGTCAAGGTAATCATAAGGAGGAAGAATGGAATTAACTCTAACACCATCCGAGATCATCGACATGCTGGGAGGGACATCGAAGACTGCTGCACTGTGCAATTCAGCGTGGTCTACCGTGTCTGACTGGCGCAAGTTGAACCGGATTCCTGAGGCCAAGTTGATCGTTCTGGCATACCAGATCGAGATGGCTACAGCGGGTAGATGGAACAGACAGAAGCTCTTCCCGGATATGTGGGAGAAGATATGGCCTGAGGTCAAGGCAATCGAGGAAGCAGAAGCACTGAAGCGCAAGAAGAAGGAGGCCAAGCTACAAGCTGCGGTCAACAAGGATCGTATCAAGACATATCAACCTAAAGGAGTAATAGCGAATGAACAGGACGTATCTTAGGCATCCATTGAGTGCTGCATTCCCATCAATGGAGACCGAAGCGTTTGAGGAATTGAAGGCTGACATCAGAAGGCATGGTGTCAAGGAGAAGATCGTGCTGTACGAGGGCATGATTATGGATGGGTGGCATAGGTACATGGCTCTCTGCCAGTTACAGATGCCACTACCACCCATGCTCGACTTCGAGGGGAATGATCCAGTAGCAACAGTGATGTCGAAGAACCTCCACCGAAGGAATATGGATGGCGCACAGAGGGCCTACTCAATCGCCCTCCTGAGTGAGTGGCAGAAGGGTAAGCCAGTGCCTCCCGCTCCCCGTGAGAGTGCTGCAAGTGTGGCTGTAGCCGTAGCAGCGAAGCCTATCTCCCGTAAGGAAGCAGCAGTACTGGCTGGGGTGGATGAGAAGACCATGACTCGGGCTCGGACAGTGGTCAAGCTCGGGACTCCAGAGGTGAAGCAAGCAGTGGTCGATGGGAAGATGGGTGTCACCGAGGCAGCACGTATCTCCAAGTTGCCGCCTGAGGTGCAATTGGCAGCGGTAGAGCAGAGCAAGGACTCGAAGTGGGTCAAGGGTACGAATAAGTCAGGTAAGCCTCGGGTGCTGAAGCTCGAGTACGACGAATTGCTGGGACGGTACGATGCACTGGTTGTCGAGTATGAGGCTGTCAGCAAGGAGCTGAAGCGATACAAGGATGCTGAGAGCACGGATACACAGGCCAAGCAGATCATGGAGCTACATGCCCGTGTCGACTCTCTCATCTGGGCTCGTAATGACTGGCAGCGCAAGCATAGTCGACTGAACTATGAGCTGAAGACGCTGAAGGAGAAGGCCAAGAAGGGCAAGGGGATATTGGCGATACCAAATGGTGCAGGTAAATCGGTATAGGAGATGGGACATGGACTTCGAGAAGTTACGGGACTACCAGAAGAGGAGCTTCGATAGCCTCAGGGATGGGATCAGGGGAGGGTATCACTCACAGATATTGGTGCTGCCAACAGGTGGAGGGAAGACGGTCGTAGCGTGTTGCTTGCTGGCTGAGGCTCATAAGCGAGGGACATCGGCTCACTTCCTGTGTGACCGGATAGCACTGGTGGATCAGACCTCCAAGATGCTGGACTTCTACGGGATACCTCATGGTGTCATTCAAGGTGATCATGGACGTGTGAGACCGTGGGAGAATATTCAGGTGGTCTCTACCCAGACAGCGACCAGACGCAAGGGTCGTCCCCGGAAGCAGAGCGAGATGGAGTACCGTGAGCCCAAGCTCGTGATCATCGATGAGTGTCACACGTTCTCTACACTGGCCCGTGAGTACTGCGCCAATCCAGCTATCTATGTGATCGGCCTGACTGCTACCCCGTTCCCCGAGTGGATGGGTAAGTCGTACACCAATATCGTCAATGCCATCACTACGGATGCACTGATTGAACTGGGCTGGCTTGTTCCGGTCAAGTACTACGCAGCCACCGAGGTCAACATGACTGGGGTCAAGACCAAGCGTGACGGCGAGTGGGAGGACAAGGGTATGGAGCGTGAGAGCCTCAAGATCGTGGGGGATGTCATCGAGGAGTGGATGCACCAGACTCGTACCCACTTCGGCAAGGCTGTGAAGTCGCTCGGGTTCTCGGTGTCAGTGGCGCATGGTGCGGAGCTATGTGCAGGGTTCCATGACATGGGATTCAACTTCCAGCAGATCAGTTACAAGGACAGGGACGACAAGCGTAGGCGCATCCTGATCGAGGAGTTCCGGAAGCCTGACTCGGAGATCATGGGGCTTATCTCGTGCGAAGCTCTAGCCAAGGGATTCGACGTGCCTGACATCAAGATCGGGATAGGTGCGAGACCGTACAGAACGTCACTATCTGGTGTGATACAGAGTGCAGGTCGTGTGATGAGGCCAGCTCCCGGCAAGGATTACGCGCTATGGCTCGATCATGCAGGGAACATTCACAGGTTCCACGAGGACATGCAGGAGGTCTACGCCAATGGTGTCCACAAGCTGGGTGCGAAATCCTACGATACCAATGTCCGGAAGGAGAAGACCAAGGAGGAGAAGGAGGCCAGCCAGTGCTTCTCATGCGGGTTCATGACAGCGGCCCCGATCTGTCCGAGCTGTGGTCATGTGCGTCCTCTCAGGAAGAGCCACGTGGTGAATGTGCCGGGTGTCACCGAGGAGGTCGATATTCATGGGAGCCAGCATGCCAAGCATCCGTGGATGAAGGACAGGAATAGGGTATGGGGAGAGATATGTGTTCACGCCTTCAAGCTCAAGGGAGATCACAAGATAGCTGAGAACTTCTCGCTGTCCCACTACAAGCAGATGTACAAGGAGTGGCCCAAGAACCTGCCTCCGTATCGGGTGATGGCTACACAGAACATCGTACCGAGCCAAGAGGTCAGGGGAATGATCACTTACAATATGATCAGGTGGCACAAGAAGAAGAAGCGTGAGAAGGAACAGGCTAACAGGCAAGGAGTGCTTATTTGAATGAGTTCATAGAGCTGGGCAGGTTCCACGGTCTGATCATCAACAGGGTCATCTGCGACGATGAGTGGCACAGGGTCGATACAATGGACAAGCGTGGTCATTACAATGGCTCGTACATCCACGATGGGAAGTTCGGCGCATTGATTAACTGGGCCACTATGACCGAGTGTGCATGCCATCCGGACAGGGGTAGCGAGGCATGGAACAGTCCAGCTAACCTCAGGCTCAGGCAGGATATGGCACTGGCTATCGCTGAGTCATCCAAGGCCAAGGAGGAGCGATACAAGCGTGGTGCTCAGGAGGCTGCGGTACTGCTTCAGGAGTCGGAGATGAAGCCACACCCGTATCTCGCCAAGAAGGGCTTCCCGGAGATGCTAGGCTTCGTCAACCGAGGTCTCCTGCTAGTACCCATGCGCGACATCGTGACCAACAAGCTCAACAGCGTCCAGTCCATTGATGAGTATGGCCTGAAGAAGTTCATGCATGGAGGCAGGGCCAAGGGATCGGTATTCAAGATGGGCAACAAGAATGCTCAGGGTATGCGGGTACTCTGCGAGGGCTACGGTACAGGGCTGAGTATCATGGAGGCAGCGAGGAGCTTCTACAATCCAGTGCTCGTGATCGTATGCTTCAGTACCGTGAACATCCCAGCGGTCGCCAATTACATCAAGGATAACGCTATCGTGGTCGCTGATAACGATGAGGCTGGCAGGGTTGCAGCAGAGAAGTCAGGATTACCGTGGGTGATGCCACCAGAGGAAGGTCAGGATGCTAATGACCTTCACCAGTCTGAGGGGATACTTGCCGTGGAGAAGCTGCTTAGGCGTGGGATGCTGGAGATGGTTAACTCTCGAAAACCACCCCAGCAAGACGAGCCTAGGGAGAGCCTAGACCGAGCCTAGTCAGCAGTATCGAAGTACACTTCAATCGCAGCATTGATGGTATCGAACACCTTGATGTCGCGGTACTCATTCAGGAAGCTGGAGAGCTTGGACTCAGCAACTTGCATGCGGGTTGACTTTTCCTCATGTAGTACTGGCTTGGCAGTAGCTTCAGCCAATTGAGCCTTCAGTGCCTCGATCTCAGTGGCCTGTTCAGCAGACTTGCGAGCATCTTCCTCTCTGGTTAACGCGATCTTAACCATCTCATCCAGCTTCTCGAATGCACAGTGCAGGGCATCCTCAGCCATGTCGGTGTACTCTTCCATCTTGGAGATATCGATGCTCTCGAGGGCCTTGATCTGAGCCCTGATCTCATCGGCAGTCTTGTTCACGTACTCCAGTGGTGAGTTCCGGATGCTCATGATCAGGTGCTGGTGGTTCTCTACCCGTACCTTCTCGGCAGTCAGGGCAGCGGTCTTCTCGGCCTCCTTGATAGCGTCGAATTCGTCCTGCACAGCTTGGAGCCGCTTCTCCTCGGGCTCGATGATAGCGATCAGCCTACGCTCCTCAGCGATCACTGCCTTGGAGAACTTCTGAGCATCATCACGAGCGGCCTTACCGATCTTCTCGATCAGGCAGCGTTGATCACGTAGCGCGATCCGGGCAGTCTGAGCTTGCTTGTATCCTGCTGGATTGGTGATCACAGTGATGTCTGTCGATTGCTTGACCATGTCAGTCAGTACCACCTCTACTACTGCGGTATTCAGTGCTATGCCAACCTTCTGGTCAATAGTCAGTACGTCAAGTTTGCTGCTGATCTTGGACTTAATATTAGTCAACGTCATTGCAGTGCTCCTTAGTGGTTAAGTGACAGGAGCTATTATACGTTAATCCGAATAATATGCAACAATTATATGCACTATATTGAATAGGGATTCGTCCCTTATTTGGATGACGTGATGGCCCAGTCGTGGAAGTTCATGAGGATGATGAAACAGGCCAGAAGTACCCAGTATTTCACTGTGAATAGGCCAATGCCAGCATAGTCCACCAGCCCACCAAACATCAGGTAGACACCGAACTGTGCAAACCATCTGGTATGGATCACGAAGAGTAGGCGGATCATTACCATTGCACCCTTGAATGATGGAATGACCGGATGATTCCATAGGTTAAGGTGTGACACCATGATCGATCATCTGCCATCCAGTAGATGCGAGATATCAGCCTGTACCCATGACTACCCTTGCAATAGGATTTAACCATAGTGTAGTCGTGGCCTGTTCGTAAGACGGCTGCGCTCATGTTGGCTTCCATGTATTTGATATGTTGCATTGCCCTATCCCACACCAGCACCATGATCTGGAATGCTTCCCCTCTCCAGAATCACAGATAGAGTACAGGCGACACCATCCAAGCCTTCTTGTCCTGCACCCTGACATATTGGTAGCATTGGATGACCTGTGCTGATTGTCGAAGGCTGACCTGAGTGTGGATGTATTCATATGTAGATCACACATCGACCACACTCGGACTTTACCCTACGCTTGGATGAGACAGAGGCTGACCTTGCATATGTCAGATGCCCGATAGAGATGAATGAGCATGACCTGCCCCATTTGAACCGGGAGGACACACACTTGGATATCTTGCGGTAAAACATCTCATACCCTGTCCTGAGAGTAGCTGCACTCATCTCTTGCCCCAATAGATTGACCTGATCGGATGAGATAGCCATCGCTTAACATGACCGTCTCGACCTGACCGTAAAGATGAGCTGGCTGTATTATTACCTGATCGCCATGATCCAGAACCACACCTTGAGCTAACGAAGCTGAATATGTATGCCGACCTGATGAATACTGCACTCATCTGCATGTACTCCTACGCATAAGGTTGCAGGGCCATGTGTAATGTCGGCAAGTTGAATTGCTGTACTGCCACAGGCTGGCACGTGAGAATGATCGCGTTCTGCCATATGAGCTACCACCAACCCAGCACTTGGATTTACTCGGGATGACACACATAATGACTGCACTCATGTGATAGCCCTGCGTCTCCGTTCGTCCATCACTTCCTCAGCCAGATCGTAAGCCTCAGCAGCGACATCTCTCAGGCTCATGGTCTTATTAGGATCGCACAGGATGATTGATGGGAGCACCTGAAACGCGATGTAGTCGATCATCTTCATGCCGTTGTCTACTCGACCTGAGATGTCCTCAAATGGCAGTGGGAATGCATGCTGGTACTTCATCCCATGAACCCTAATAACTTGCAGATATAGATGAAGCCCACGATCAGCATGGGCAGCGTGATAATGAAGAACAGGAACGACAAGAGTAACTTGTAAAATATCATGATAAATCCCCTATAGGTTTAAGCATTATTGACCAGTACGGCCTCGAGACAGGCCCATGATCACCATGAGAGCGTGACCTGAACCCATTCCTAGACTTGCACCACGAGCTACCCTTCTGCCAGCTTGCACACCCACAGCTCGAGTAGATGCGTGTCCCTGCTATGTCATGCCCTCGCTTCAGTACTGGTATCGAGAACATGTTGTGTTACCTGATGATGACCTGTTGAGGGAGGATGAGATCATCCATGAGTACGAGGTTGATATCTTAGCCGTGCGTGATCTCGAAACCGATTCGGTTTTCCAGAAACCCGTTCGGCATCCTGTACCCGATCCTCTGCTAGTACGTTCATATGCTCGTCTCATTATTGATGCTCTCATTCGTCGTCCTCCCCTAAAAATGACCTCGCCCTGTGGTCGGTAGTCCTGACTGCCATGCCTGAGAAGATGGTCAGCCCATTGTTGGTCTCAGTGTACGAGCGGGTACAACAGTTAGACCTGCTGCTGATATCAGATAGCAGCATCTTCCCAGAGCCTGACTGCATCCACGAGAAGTCGTTGTCATGGTTCATGCACCCTCTGCACATGGTGGTTGCCATCATTTCGTATATCTCGATGTTAGTGATCGTGTCCTGACTGCCATGAAATTAACCCTCATGCAGGAAAAGTTAGATCGATACAGGCCATTGCTCGACTCACACCATGAGTGACCAATACAGTTCATCTTGCTCATTGATACTGATCCGACATGAGCATCCGCATCTGGCCCAGCCCCAGATACTGACCGGATGATGCTAATCACACTGCGCCGATACATCAGTGAAGTGTTCACTGGACTGTATGGAATATGTGCTTGGCATAATCCGGGATATCGCACTCCACAAGATCGTCAGGATCGATACCGAACACTGTGACACCTGCTGGCTTGTCCGGATTGAGATCATGATCCACATCCACGGTCACTGTCCCATCCTCACTGTATGAGTAGATGGTCACTATCTGATCGGTGGTCGTCAGCCTGTATAACAAGTTCGGTGGGTACTTCTTGATCACCTCCTGCACTATCGGTGGACGTGATGCTACCCAGCCTTCATAGCTATCCAGATCAAGTATCCCTGCAATCTTAGCCATCACTCCACTCCTTCATCATTGTTCTGTAGCAATTCCTTCTCCTCGAACGTCAGCAGCTCAGGGTAGTGCTTCGCCAGCTTCCTGAGTCGATCATGCTCATCGATATCCCACAGCTTCTGCTGCTCACTCCATACCGTCCCATCGCCAAGATCGACGCTATCCAATGCCCGTATCAGAGCATATTCGATGAAGTTAGCTAATGATCGGTGCTGGTTACGGGCTGCTATCTCTGCCAGATACTTGGTCATCGAGTCGAGCCTGATCCCATACACTTTGGACTTAGGTGTCCTCCCCTTAACAAGTTGAGCAGCATTATCCTTGCCCCATCTGGCTGCGACAGCGTGACTGGCGATCTCGCTCCGTCTCTCTGGAGTCAGCTTGGCTGCACGGGCCAGCCCTCCCTTGGCGCGTCCTGTTGGTTCAGTCATCTATTCACCCTTATCATTTGTGAGAAGCTAATGCCATTCCATTTCGATCTGCACTCAGAATTGACACGTGCTCTACCATCCATTGTTGACTTGCACCACGAGTAGCTCCACTGCCCATACCACGATCCGGTACGACAGGTGGACGAATAGGTTGCCAGTGTCCTCGATTCGGACTTGGAGCCGTCATAGTGTGCTAGGCATATCATTCAGGCTTCATCTCATTGATCAGTGCCTGTTCATCCACCAGCATGTTCAGCTTAGATGAGCACCGAGCTATCTTGTCCTTGATCCCTTCCCGCAGATAGTCGTGTGCCTCCTGCCATGTATCACACCACTTAACACCTTCAGATTCCTTCTTCTCTCTTGAAGGATGGATAATCGCGCTGAATCCACGTCTTGGTAACATCACCATCTTCTCGGATTCACTGAGTATCTCTAAACGTTCAATGGCTGGCTTGATCCAGCTTGATGCCTTGTACTTGAACAGCTTGTCGCTCACTTCTGCACCCGTGGTAGTGGGAACTTGATCGGGCATGCATCCACGATAGCACCACGTCCGATGATCACGATGCCATCCGGGAATGGTTCGATCTCATTGAAGTTGCCAGTCTTCAGAGCATCTGCGAATCGTCCTGTGTCAGCGATCCATGCAGCGTCCGTCAGCACCAGCTCGTGTGGAGTGACTGATAGCAGCTTGCCTGTATTGATCATGGTCACTGTACGGATCAGGTAGGACATGCCAATAATCCAGCCTGAGTCAGATGTGTTCTCGGTCTTCCTTGCGTTGAACATGGCAGCGATCTCACGAGCCTCGCCTATGGTCAGATTGTCAATGTTAATGGTCATCAGGTACTCCTTACTTATTAGTAGAAAACTTCTCAATTATCTTGTCCTTCATGTTCGTCAGAGTGCCGTACTTGTTGCCAGCCCAGAAGCCGAAATAGAAGACACCGAAACAGAATGCCAGCAGTATCAGGTCAATCATGTGATCCTCCAGAGAGGGGACTGATCCCCTCTTCAGTTAACCTACTTTAGTCATTGATTGCATGCAAGATCAGGTCAGTCAGGCTTGGGAATGCTTCAGCCTCTGCCTGTGTCTTGGCATCCACGATGTCGAACTTGGCCTCTTTCAGGTTGTCGTCCAACTCTGCGAGATACTTCCCTGCTGCTGCATCATTGCCCACCTGAATGAACAGGATCGTCAATGCATCGTCAGTATCCTGCTTGTTGGCAGCGTCGATGATCACCTTCTTGGCAGCAGCGCGGTCGTCAGGCTCCCCATCGGTGAAGATGATGATGAAGTCCTTCTTGTCGCTCTTGCCAGCCAGCTCGAGGCATGCGGTCAGACCTTCAGCCAGTGGTGTGCTACCGGACGGACGGTTCTTGGCGAATGCATCAGCTATACGATTAGCGTCTACGCCATCTTCCTTGGTGATATGTGCGCCACCGAACATGACCAAGCCCAGACCATCGCTGTCGATCTTGGATAGCTCACGTGCGAACTGGCATGCAGTCTCCTGCACATACTGCCAGCGTGACTTGCCCTTGCAGTCCTCAGTCCCCATCGAGCCTGACTTGTCGATGCCAATGATGAAGTCATAGTTCGTCAATACTGGCCCTGCTGCTGCTACTGCTGCTGTGCTCTCAGTCATAGTGTCTCCATATGTCTAGTTTGGACTAAGCGAGTGCTTAATCGCTAACATGGATTGTACGTTACTCCGAATGATTGTCAAGTGGGATTATTCGATAATACGAAATATGTTGACAAGTGAGGAATCAAATCATAGGATGCGCTCATTGAGGGGTTGATATCCCTCGGTGATCTGGGAGGCGGAGTTACGAGAGAGTCGTAGCCGCTATTAGGGAACCTTCCAGTTCCGAAGTAGCGAATCAAGCCGCCTGAGATCATGCAGTAACTAAGCCTCTGGCGGGGATTCTCGCTGGGGGCTTTTTCATGTCCACTACTTCTATCCGTGCCTTCTGCGTCAACAGCGAACCCATGCAGGGTTGCCGGAGAGAGAACTGCTAATGACACACTATGCCGAGGTATGTGGCGATGGTGCAATTCCATACTGGTGATTGTCGTGGACTGGTTGAATATCCGAAGTCCGGGGATTAGGGGAGGGCATAATAACGGCCCCTAACATCGATACGCCTTAGGGCGGTAAAGCCTATCTCCTCCTCATACTCCGATCACTGGGGTAGGGGGAGGTTTCGGGTAATGAGAGGGGTTGGGCAGTTGGCACGTAGGCGAGTTACCAAGATACTGTGTGGTGGGAACACCTTGCTACAGACGCGGAAGATCATCTCCAGATTGCCTGAGTGCAATGTCGATATCAAGTATCACAATTGGGTGCAGTTGGCATTGCTACTGGGGAAGAATTCACTCACTAAGCATACTGTGCTGAACTGTGTTCACTATCTGGCAGAGTACCTGAGTTTGAATCGAGCCACGACAGGGAAGATGCTGCTAAGTCCACCTCCACCACCGAAGCAGAAGAAGGTGAAGTGGAAGGATAAGCCGTATCACAAGAGCTTAAGTGGGCCTGTTGAGGTGATACCTCTTCAGCAATGTCTGGACTTCAAGGCAGAACCGAAGAAGCCTAGCGCACCACGAGTAAAGAAGCCGATCATCTCACCAGAGAAGGCATTGTACATAGCCAGCCCAGCATTCTTGGAGAGCTACGACTGGAGGGAGCTCCGGATGAAGGCTCTCATCAAGTACGGTAGGAAATGCCAGTGCTGTGGGGACACTCCTGAGAATGGTGCGATTATGAATGTAGATCATATCAAGTGTCGTAAGAAGCATCCTGAATTAGCGTTAGATATCAATAATTTACAAATAATGTGCCAATCATGTAACCACGGCAAGGGCAACTGGGACGATACAGACTGGAGATAGAATGGCTACAACATCGTGCAGGAGATGTGGCAAGCAGATCAAGTTCGTGATGCACAATGGCAAGTGGCATCCAATGACACCGGATGGCATTAGCCCACACTGGACTGAATGTGACAGGCAGAGGAGCAGTGACGTGGAGATAGAGCGAGGTGAGTGGGTGAAGGGCGACAAGTACGTTGAGGTCAAGTGCGAGTGTCTGCCTTGGGAGGGATGCCCTGCTTGCCGGGAGAAGATCAGGCAGCTCTCACTGGACTTCGGTCACCAGAATAAAGGGACGAGTCCCTCACTTCCATTCAAGGCTACGTTCAGGCGATGAAGCTACCAATTACGGATCGCCAGAAGATCATGTCATGGCTCCGCTCGATAGGCGAGACCGATCAGGCTATCATCGACGACATCATCAGGCAGTGCAGCAAGGATCGTGAGAAGCTGGATTACTTCGTGGCGAGATTCGACTACGATGGCTACTGGCTACTCGAGCGAGATGACAGGATCGATGTGATCGTGGACGAGCAGGTGGTCATGAGCTTCAATACCGGGGAGAAGCCTGACTGGGAGAGTGATGTAGTGATGACTATACCGCAGGAGATATCATGAGAGAGAAGGGATGGTTCTACTGGGTACTGATACTGATTACGGCATGCGTATGCGGCTATGCGATGTCCGTGAGGGAGGCACATGCTCACCAGCCACAGATAGACTTCAGCACGGGGCCATATGGCACATCAGTCGGGATCAACATGCCTCGCCAGCCAGTGTACGTCTACCCCCAACCCCAGATCATCTACCAGCAGCCTCAGATGGTCTACCCACCCCACTGTGGATGGATGTATCACGATCACCCGGCCTGTTCCATGTACTACCGGAAGTACTACGAGAGGAAGCATCACGGACATGGGCATCACAAGCACAACAAGCACGGGAGATAGCAATGAAGATGGGAGAGGCAATAGAGTATATGAGAGCTGGCGGTCAAGTCAGGAGAACATCCGATGGCGTGATTACTACGATGGCTGTGATGGATGGCAGGGTAGTCAGGATGCTGATGGACTTGGACAGGAATAATGCCAAGGTAGTCATAGGGAACATCAGCATTGAGGATGGCGATTCAGAGTGGGAGCAGGTTGACTGTGAGGGATATCCGAGATGAGCCGAGAGAACTTGCTGAAGGCAGCAGGTGCAGCAGGGATTGTCATAGTTACCCCACAGATCGAGGAGACGCTGAACAAGTTCAATGCTGAGTACCGCAGATTGGAGGCCATGCCTAAGAAGAGGAAGCACTACATGGTGATGGTCTGGTGTCCACGAGATGGATGTCCGAAAGCGATGTCAGGACACGACGAGGCTGAGTTGCGTAAGATCATGGAAGAGGATGGCTATACGATCATCAGTGACGTGGTCGAGGTCGAGTATACGCTATGACTGCCGTGATCAAGGATGGGAAGGATATCCTGTACGAGGCAGCACAGAGGGCCAACCTGTTCATCGAGAGTTATGACATGGAGCTGAAGTTGAGACGGTTCATTGCCGAGTACAAGCACATCGAGGAAGAGATTAAGAGGCCGAAGACATGAAACACGTACTGATGAAGGACATAGTGATACCAGCCGGAACCATATTTGATGATGCTCCACTCAGGACAGTCCGTGCGCCCGGAGCCTACATGCAGACCGTTATCGGATTGACGCGAGATACTGCCGGGACGTTCGAGTATGAGGTGATGGACGATAACGAGTGGTTTCAGGTGTGGGACGAATGATCCAGTCACTCATTCAACCTAAGCGACCAACAGGTAAGGGATGGAAGATCGCCAAGTGGTGGGTGTGTCCTCCCCAGCTTGCAGCACTGGGCTACCCTGTCGAGCCGTGGATTCACGAGAATGGCCTGTTCGTGTTGTCTGCCGTGGAGGTGACTGACCAGCCTGACGAGATGCCACTAGGCCCTCTGTACCATGTCAGCATCACCCGCAATTCGACTAGGGCCACGGGAGCTGAGGCAGCTTGGGTGATCGAGCAGTTCGGATTGTCTGATGCCGAGGAGGATAATCATGTGCCGGGAGGCAAGGTCAGGAACTTCTGGAGGCCAGTGGCGGATCACCTGAGCGGGTACGAGTGTCCGTGCAAGGAGGATGAGCCTGTGATCAAGGAGGACAAGGGTGACTTCGAGTGGAGAGGGCTGACCAGATGAGTTGTGCTGATCAAGCAGCTCTCGAAAGCATGATCAACAAGGAAGCATCTCTAATACCACCACCCATCTGGAGCTGGAATTCTATCAGGGACTCGTCCCTTTTTTATGTTGGGTAACGCACACAACAGACAGGATAAGGCATGATAGACTGGTCGCTCCCAGTAATTCCACCAAGGAGACTTAACATGCCTAATCCAACACCTACACCTACACCTACTACTACCACTCGTGAAGAAAGACGTAAGCTGAGAGATGGCTTTGCTACAGCCATTGCTGCTGGCATCTTGCCACGTATCCCTGATGGCGCAGCAGTTGGAGATGCACAGAAGGCATTAGCTACACAAATCTATGCAATGGCTGACCTGTTGGTTGCCGAGCGTAAACGCAGGATAGCTGATGAGGATGAGGCTTGTGGGGATGCACCACCTGTAGTCACCCCAGTATAAGTACCCTTGTAGTAGAAGCACTGAGGCTGTCGATTGACGGCCTTTTTGCTGTCCAAGCTATGGCAACCTACCGAAATACCTGATCGACGATCCTAGAGCGATCCTGAGCCACTTCCGCCGCCCTTCTCATCATCATCGTCCCCACTGAATGCTGCCCAGAAGAAGTAGCATATGATCAGCGCGAAGATGACCTGCACGATTGTGATGGCATGCAGGTTCAGGAAGGCCATGATGGTTGATGGATTCAATTCAGGTTGTTAGGTATTGGTTGCTGCACGGACTTGACGTACTGCTGGATGAACAGCACCTTGGCATGCTCGATAGCACCCAGCATAGTGATAGGCTGGAATGTATCACCCGCCGTCTCGAACTGCACCCCGGTATTGCCGTTGTTGTCCATCGATATCGTGATCTTTGCACTGAAGTTATCCTTCACCAGTTTCTCGCTCATTGTTCATCCCCATTAGTTATTGGCCCACCATCAAAGTAATGGCAGACGAACTTGCCACCATATAGCACCACAGTACCGAGGTACTCATTCCACGTGATCCCCTCCGGTAGATCATCACCTGTAGCCAGCCCGAAGAACTTCCTGTCATGCATCTCACTGTCAGGATCACAGGTCACCCACATAGACACATCCGTACCCTGAGACTGTATGGACAGGACAGTGAAATTAGTGGGCAACCTTACGATGCTATCAGCCAAGAAGTTCAGGTTGTACTTGAATATCTTCATAGCGGTACATCCCTTTCTTCGATCTCACCGATGATTGTGTAATCATATTCTTGTGCAGATTCTATGATCTGTTCTCTACTAGACGCAGACCAAGTAACAATAGAGCCTCCTGAATCCTTGACCTGTGCCATGTAGTGCCTCTCGGTCTTGATACCATCCTTGAGTCCCATGATATCGAGGAACTTCCTGAGCTTCTCTACGCTATTCCAGAGGGCAATCCCATCTGTGAATCCAGCCTTGACTGCTGCATCAACTATCTCCTTGTCCTTAGCAGCAGCCATCTCCCCGGCCTTGTCCCATATCTCCTCAGCAGTCATCATCACCCGTTACTCCTTTCCCCATCGTCCCATTGCTTGTGATCCCAGCCGTAGTGGTCGCAGATCATGACCAGATTGTCCTTGCCGTAGTACTCGTAGTCATGGAAGTTTCCGAGGTCATCCCCTGCCAGCCACACCCATGCAGCGTAGTGGGACATGCTCCGACCTGCACTGAGGCCACGTCCGTTGTTGGCTTTCTCCCAAGCGAATGGCATGTACTCCAGCATCTCCTTCAGCATGGATTCACGATCCCGAGGCCAAACCGTCCACTCTTCCTCTTTGGCGGTCTCATTCAAGTATGGTTTAGCCAGATTGAATGGCAACCTGATAATCAGATCACCCATCTCAGTCCCCATCCAGTCACGATCCTTGATTGCTGCTGCACGATTCAATATTTCTGCATCTGTTCTCATAGTGTCAGTCCATCCTCTTCCATTTTCATCCTGAGCTCGAGCAGTGAGCAGCAGATTGCAGCCCCAGCCGAGCGTCCATTGTTGTACTCCGGAGTACCAGTGCTCAGCTCCTTGTCCCTCACGAACTTGAACATTCGGAGCAGTTCCTCCCTCTCATCCTTCACTGCCAGATCGACCAGCTTGATGCTCTTCTCCATCTGGCCCTCAGCGTCAGTCATGGCAGCGACGAACTCGATATCGCCCTCATTGATAGCCTTCCCCTCGGCAATCAGTATCAGCCTGATCGTCTTGTGCAGCAGCAGCTCCCTTGCGCTCATTATCTAAGCTCCTCTATCTTCTTCTTGATGAACTCGGTGACGGCATCATTGGTGAACCGCCATATCTTGTCAGGAACTACAGCGTATATCTCGCCATCGATGATGCGCGGCTTGCCAGTTTCGAGCATGGCTGTGATGATCTTGATAATCCCTCTGGTCGAGTCATGTTCCTCGAGTACCGCATTATTCACTACAGAACACATGGCATCGAAGCCTCGCTTCTGTACTGGATCGGTAGGCACTAGGAATTCCTGATCCTCAGTTCTGGTGACTTCCTTCAAGATGCGGATCACACGGGCTTCCATCTTGTCTTTCCCTGAGCTACTCATTCCATAGCCTCCAGCTCACCCTGCTTCTTGGCGATGAATTGATCTAGGGCCTTCTCTGTCTTGCGCCACAGGGCCTCAGATATCACCATGAAATCACCATCAACATTGATAGCTTGAGCCTTCTTAGCGGTTTGCATCATGTCGACTACGATTGCGATAATGTCACTGGCTGAGTCATGCTCCTCACAGATAGCCTGACCTACCACTGCACAGAGGACTTCCAGCTTCCGCTTGTTGAGATCGTTGTCGGGCATCTTCACGGGCTTGCCATCTGCACGGGTAGCCCTCCCGAGGAACCTGAGTACCTTGGCATTCAGCTTCTCGGGTGGCTTACTCATTGAGGTCAGCCTTCAGCTCGTGAACCTTGCCGATCACCGCCACGTCCTCATCGGCTATCGAGAGCAGGAAGTCATCAGCACATGCGAACACATTGCTCACCGCAACATTGGTTGTGCCACCCTCATCCTGAACGAGTACAGCGAAGTACTTCACGGGTGTAGTGGCTTCCCTGTACCGCTCCTCTGGCCCATCGAACGAGAAGTGGCCCTTAGTCCACGTGCCATCGTCCTGTAGACACTCGAACTTGATGCCCTGCACCTGCCTGAGCTTGGCCTTGGTGCGCCACAGCTCCTCCTTGTTCTCCGCACTGAGGCCATCCTTCACCCTCTCGAGGATGCTTTCCAGTAGTTGCGCTATCTCAGCCTTCTGTTGCTTGTTCAGGTTCATTTCTCTGCTTCCTTTTCTCATATTCAGTCTTCAAATAGGCAGACAATGTACGGTTATCATCGAAGTGAAGATTCCCCCATAGCTGCACCCTACCTCCTACCACCACCTGCTTGTATAGCTGCACAGAGCCCTTGATCAGACACCTGCCCCGCAAGGTCACGTTGTCGAATATGCATGCACTACCGCACATTCTGGCCTCGTCCCGCATTACCGAGCGATCCAATGCCCATGCATTCTCACAGACCAGAGCCTTGTCCCTGATGATGGCGTACTGGGATACCCAGCAGTCACCATCATGGCTAAGATTGTCCTCGCTCTGGACATAGCCGCCGAGGTAGCCGACCTTGACCTCATCGAAGTCCCGTAACGCTCGTATCCGATAGACCTTGATGCCATCGTGCCACTTGAACCACTCAGTCAGCTCGTACTTCGGGCCGACCACCTTGGGCTTAGTCTCACCCTTGTTCTTGACGTACTTGGCCTGAACTTCCTTGTGCTGATTGTCCCGGCCCATCTCCAGCACCTTGAACTTCCTGACAAGGTTCTTACCCATCTGCACCTCCCAGAGTCAAAGCTCGGAAGATACAACAGCTCTACATCCTTCGCTTGTTGTAGTACATTTCCATTGTGCGAATAGCCATGTCGACGTTCCTGACTGGGACTGGATGCTTGATGTGCCATACTAACCACTTGTTAGCTGAGGTCTCATGCTTCATCAGGGACACGGACTTACGCTCGTACATCCACAGTGTAGCAAGCAGGGATACCACGAAGATCGTACCAATTACAGCGAATAACTCAGTCATGTGATTCTCCTATAAGATTCGTTTAAGTGAACTGTAGTGTTCGGGTATCAGAATATCACAGACATTCAGACAATGCAAAGGGAAAGTTAAGATATGCGTAAAGAGAGCAACAAGAGAGAGGTTACCGAGGACGATCTGGTCTCATGGCATGCGAGGAACCAAGAGTTCAAGGAAGAGTATGCACGTAAGCAGATGGAGATCAGGGACAAGTGTAGGCGCAAGGACAATAGGAAGTTCGCGTTCACTCCCGAGATCGAGATCGAGATACTCAACAGGCTCGAGCAGGGACAGACGCTACCCATGATGGAGGAGGAACCCAACATGCCATCAGCCAGCCTGATCTACAAGTGGATGCGGGACTATCCTGACTTCGGGAAGAGGGTGCGTGAGGCCAGAGCTAATGGAGCACACCATCTGGCAGCACAGATACTGGACATAGCCCGAGAGGTTCCCAATGTGATCATAGATAACCAAGGCAACTTCAGCTTCGATGCAGCCTACATCTCATGGCAGAAGATCAGGATGGAGGCCCATAAGTGGCTGGCATCCAAGTATCTGCCCAAGGACTACGGCGACAGGAAGCCTCACGAGAAGGAGGTCAAGTCCAAGGATGGTGGATCGCGCAGTGACTACAACAGGATGATGGAGATTGTGAGCAACCTCGAGATGAGCAAGCGGGTAGAGAAGATCACCAAGGTCAAGAAGGTTACGCGCAAGAAGCAGGAGTAGTGGTATAGTGGGTACGTGAACTCTAGCAGTCGACTTTAGGGCCACCGATCTCCCCAATAGATAGTGGCCCCTTTTTTGGTCAGTCAGAATAGGGACTCGTCCCTTTTTTCATCTTGATATGCCATGAACCCATACCAAGAGAGGCATACATAGGCAGTCAGTCCATCATGGGTATGTAGCCAGTGCTCATCAAGGTATCTTAACCTTACCATTCGCTTGATGATGTCACGAGTCTCATCATCGATATCAGCCAGTATTCCCAGCACCAGAATGCTATGAGGGCTATCCATCACGAGATTCAATACCTTCTTGAATTCAGGCTTCAGCATCTTCCTCCTCCTCCATAGCATTCACTTCAGCCAGCAGGGTACGATCTACCGGGTAATCCTTCGTGTCCAGCAGCAGTCTCAGTTGTTCGTCAGTCATTGTCGGCTCCTATACCGTGAGTGAAGGGCCACCCAGTCAGTGGCCCGTGTGATTAACCTGCTCTATTCTCCGAGAGATGCTTGATGACTATGCTCATCTTGCTGATGGTATCGGTATGAATAGCAGCCAGCTCCTTGAGTTGCTCGATGTCTGACTGCTGTTTCTTCACGATAGCGAACACATCCTCAAATATCTTGGCTATTGCGTCTTGTGCTACTGAGTCCATGTGAATCTCCTAGATGGGGCCACGGAAGCAGCCCCTGATTGATTACGCTACCAGTTTGCCCATCTCCTCAGCGAGTACCCAGAGGCCACGATTAAGCGCAGTGGACTGGTCGATGCCGTTGATCTTCCGGGATGAAGTTCTGACACGACGACCGAGCTCATTAGTCTTGATGCCAGACTGACCGCCCTTGATCACGTTCTCCTGCACTGCGTTGAACACTGTCCAGAGATCAGACCTCTCATCAGCGAACCTGCGAGGACGGATGATCTGAGCCGGGGAAAACCCGCAGTTGTCAGGATCGTCGTACTTCAGGGCCAGTGCTGCCTTCCCGAATGCCAGCTTCTGCGTGTCCGAGAGCGTGATGGCCTTCATGGTCTCAATGGACTTGGTAACAGCGTCGAAGCCATTGATGATCTTGTACGCACCCTCGATCACCTCGGCCTTGGCATTACCAGTGTGACGCAGCTTGATGTGGCAATCCTGCTGGTAGGCGATCAAGCCATTGGAGCAGACCAGACGGTACACACCTGCCATGAGCTGGAAGCCAGAGCTGCCATCGTGCGAGTTGATCAGTACGACCTCACGTGCTTCCTTGGCATCGAGCTGATCCTCACGGCGGAACCGGAGCATGTGCTTGCCGAAGCCAGCGTGATCCTTCTTACGGGAGCCAGCCTGATCGACACGAACTGGCAGGAAGCCTTCCTCACGCAGTCCCTGTACGAGAGACATGGTTGGGATGTAGGCGTACTTCTCGGACATGCTCTCATGTGCGTGTTCAGCGAAGACAGATGGTGCGATGCGGATCAGGTCTTGGTTGCTCAGTACAGTTGCTGTTCTCATGGTAAGGCTCCTAAGTAAGTTAAGTGAATCAGTCAGTGCTACAGGAATGCATTATACGCATATCAGAATATAATGCAAGCATAATGTAAGTATTATTTGCAACAATCGCAAGGTATGGCTGATCGTACTTCTGCCATTGCTTCCTTGACGGTATCGAACCCACGTACATGCTCATTGCTCAGTGGATCGGCAGAGAACTTCCAGCCACCTGCCAGCGTAACGATCAGCGAGTTCCCGATGCTTCTCTCGTCGTCCCAGTGCAGTATCCTAGAGTGCCGTTGTTTCATCTCAGTCTCCTATTTGTGAACGAAATAAGTAGTCCCAGCGAAGTCCAGTGCCGTGTAGTTGTCACGCTCGTCCTCTACCCGTGAGTCCTGATCGCCAAAGCCAGTCATGCCATCAGTCAGGTCATAGAGATACTCGGTGAAGTATTCCTCGTTGATCAGTACCGTGCTGGTGTTCCAGTCAGCGCACTTAATGCCCTCCATCGCTACCTTGATCAGTGCTGCCAGCTCCATGCCATCATCGCTATCCTCGAAGTCAGCGAGGTCATCATCCAAGAGCCTGTCACGTATGCAGGTCAGGTACATCAGACGAGCCATGATGTCGCTGCTATCGATGGTCACCCAGTTGTTGCTGATGCTGTGTTCCATGTGAGTCTCCTTGATGGCCCCACCTGAGCAGGGCCTTGGTTGATTAAGCCAGCAACTCGTATGCAGCCTTACGAGACACTCTCTTGCCAGCTACCTTGAACATCACTGTCGGGGTAGGCAGATTGTCGTAGCACTCACGGTTCACAACATGGTAGGAGACTGTGAACTGGTGACCAGCTATCTCTTTGGTCATCGATGCTTCTTCGCCCTTGTCCATAGCCACAGATGCTTCGTAGCTCAATCTAGAAAGTTCCCTCTGTGCTTCTGTCAATGTCTTCATGTCATTACCTTTCGTTGGTTGAGTGATACTACAGGACGGATCATACGGACATCCGAATAATCTGTCAACAATTATTTAGCATAAATATCACTTGCTTTATTCGGAGAGTCGTATACAATGTGATCTTGGTATGACTGATACCAACCACTAGGAGCCACACATGAGCAAGTCGCAATGGGAATCACAGCAACACGCACTGCTGTTCGCACTGGAGCAAGCGGTAGCTATGGCATCAGACAGGTACAAGTCGATACAGGCACGGGGCAGCGTGACCTTCAATGGCAATGTGTACGAGATCAAGCATGCCTTCGTGACGAGGAGGGGCAAGGATACGGTCGCAGCCTACTACAAGCTCAATGGCAAGATGGTCACGAGGCAGAGGATGTACGAGTCACTAGGGAGGACAGCATGAGCACTGGACAAGATGAGCTGGATGACATGAAGGAACAGCGTATTGCATTGGAGATGGCCCTTGAGGAGGCCAAGCAGGAGAGAGCTGACCTCGTGGAGCATCTGGAGAACTGTAAGGCTGACAATGAGGGCGAGGAGCGAGGCAAGGACACTCGGGAGGCATTGAAGGAGGCCAAGCAAGCACTCAAGGACTTCGATGAGGAGGGCAGCATTGAGGATGCAGAGATGGAGCTGACAGCATTCGATGAGGCCAGCTAATAGGGACGCGTCCCTTTACTGGGGAGCCATAGTAGATGGCTCCAATCATCAGTAATATTTATACGTTAGAATCAAGGAGATAGCGATGAGAGGCAGGGTGCAGACTGTAGCAATGAAGCAAGCGTTAGAGGATGTCGCAATGGGTATGTCAATGGCTCAGGCAGCTAGGTTGCATGGTGTCACAGTAGGTGGAATTGGCAGTGCGCTGAAGAGGGGATCAGCTTCCTATAGAGTTCCCATAATATGCCCTAAGTGCCAGCATGCTCATGTCGTCCAGATAGCGAGGGTGAATGACATCTATGGGTTCAAGCAGGTCGAGCCACCGATCCCCAAGGACTCGCCCCTGTATGAGAGGCTGAAGACATGAAGATACTGATCGAGGTCGAGGGTATCGAGGATGTCATGGAGCTGATCGATGCCATGCTGCCTACCCTCAAGGTGATAGGGATAGGCTTCATCACCATCATGTGGCTGGTGATCATGGGAGTGCTGTTGGTCGAGGGCTGGAAGTGGTGGAAGACTCGGGAGGGAGAGCATGGTTAAGCGTTATGGACTATGTGCGCTGGCCCTGTTCATCCTGTTCCTGATAGTCAGGCTGGATGAGGCCAATGCCCCGAGGCAGTTCAAGCAGCAGTACGAGTGTGGTGACGATCTCCATGATGACACCAAGATACACGATGCAGTGGCTAACGGATGCGGGAGGGTAGTATGGGAGAGGAAGCTTTGAGGTGTACCAAGTGTGACGTAGAGCTGAAGCGAGGGGTAGCTATCCAGCAGACGCTCACAGGGATACCGGACTTCATCGGCAGCAAGGAGGTGGTGACTGTATCCCGAGGTGGCCCCGGCAAGCTCATAGGCTGCTGGAAGTGTCCCAAGTGTGGATGGAGCAGGATATGAGAGATGCAGACTGGTTCATCATCAAGCTGGTGCTGCTGTTCATGTGTGGCGTAGGCGTAGGCTGGATGAACCCATTGGAGGTGATGTGCAGATGAAGGACGGAATGATTGAGGACATCAGCTTAGGGATAGCACTCGTGGCTATGCTGGCCCTCGGGATCGTGATCGGGCTGGCATTCAGGTGGCCCAGTGGACTATGAGTGGCGTGTGGTGCATAAGCAGGGATGCTATTGAGCCAGTGGACTATGAGGCTATCGAGAGGAAGCGTCACAGGTGCGAGGTCAGGTGGCTTATAGCTGAACGTAACAAGCGGAAGGGGCTGGCAGGTAGGATGTGGCTGAAGACCTACCTCAACAGCAGTGCAGTGAGCGGTCGTCGTGACCAGTTAATGAAGGACATTGTGACTCAGTGGAGACTGGGGAACCGTGGTGAACCGGGAGAATGGTATGTCGGTGAATAGTGCAGGGTGGAAGTTCAACAGTGAGGATAAGATCATCCCTTACAAGGAGGTGGACGAGAGGCTGGCAGAGCTGGCTGATGGCAGGTTGCTGGAGTTCAAGGCACTCTCGGAGATCAGGAGACTGATGCAGACGAGCCTGAGCTGGGAGCAAGGTGTGCCAGTGGTGATGCTGAGGGAGGATACCTTCGATGATTACGTGAGGCGGTTCATTGACGAGGAGCATGATGTCAACAAGGAGTTCCCCGGTGACGTGCCGTGGCCCTTCAATCACATGACATTCCACTATGATGCTGCGATCAAGGAGTTCCGTGATGGCTGCTTCGTTGTTCCGTTCGATGGTGCTAACTACTTGGTGAGGTCATGATGAAGGTCGAGAACATGGTGATAAGCAACATCCTGCCTCTATTCAATAGCCGGGACGTGATCGACAGGCTGATGTATCTGGTAGCCGAGGACAAGCAGGGCCACGAGCTTGAGACGCTGAAGAGCCTGATGACACAGGGATATGCCAAGAGCCGCGAGTGGACTGATGGGACTGCTGTCGTGCAGAAGGACTCACTGCCCAGACTGCTGAAGAAGTTCCTGAGGGAGATGAAGGACGTACATCCTGCGGTAGCTGCCGTACTGGAGCATGGGATGCCTGACACTGACAATATGGAGGAGGCTCTCAGGCGTGTGCTGAATGAGGTGGACTTCGATGGCGTAACCTATCTGGTGAGGAAGTGATGAGAGTTCAACAGGATACAGATAGATTCAACCCGGCCTACATAGTGATCGAGACACCTGAGGAGCTGGAGCTACTGATTGATGCAGTCAGGATGAAGCTATCCGACATGGAGCTGCGTGACTTCAATGGACTGTCGATCTATGCTGCGTTGCAGCATACACTACTTGGACTGGAGGCGTGTAAGTAATGGAGACCATCGATCCCAACATAGCAGTAGACTTCATCCTCAAGCATGCCAAGCTGTACGCCAAGGCCAAGAGCGAGAGGGTATATCTTAGTGAATTTCGTAAGGCACTCAAGGCTCGTCTATTCAATGAGAGTGAGGCTAAGACCATAGCTGACCGTGAGAATGCAGCCTACGCCCATCCTGACTATCTGGTGAACCTCGAGGGCATCAAGGCAGCGATAGAGCAGGAGGAGCTGCTACACTGGCAGCTAGTGGCAGCACAGGCTAGGATAGACATCTGGCGCAGTCTCGAGGCCAGCAACAGGACTACTGACCGGAATGTCAGATGAGAATGAGAATACGGATGTCACTTCTGGAATGACTGGAGCACGTGTTGTATCGGCCCCGTGGACAACCCTAACTAAGTGACTGATTACATTCACATCACGAAATTCGGTATCCACGGCTCCAGATGAGAGCCATTATCAATAGGAGATGAAAATGAACGATACTTGGGATGACTGACATGGATGCCACTGAGAGATTCCAATTGGAGATGTTGACTGCGCTCCGGGAGATCAACGAGAAGTTGGATAAGATGTGCATCAACGAGAGGTATGTGTGCATGCTCAGGGATGCTCCGGTACATGATCCGAAGCAGGATTGGGGAATTCATAGTGTGCCATGTGCCGAGTCCCCCCACTTCGACAGGACTATCATCGATGCGCTGGGCAAGACAGTTATGGCAGATGTGGGTGTAGCGGGAGATGCTGTGATCAAGGCACTCGGACAGATAGACGGAGAGGAGCGAGGCAGATGACCGAGGAGATCAATGGATACCACGAGAGGCCAGTGATACCCAAGGACATTGGCTTCAAGAGTGAGAAGCTGAGACGAGCTGTAGCCACCCTGCCCTGCATGATCTGTGGCCTATCTGGATCGACTCAGGCATCGCACAGCAACCAGAGCCGGGATGGTCGAGGTATGTGCCACAAATCCAGTGACGCATGCCTTGCAGCCCTCTGCTTTCACTGTCACTATGACATCGACTACGGGACTAAGCTGAGTCGGCAGGAGAAGATAGAGCTCTGGGATATGGCCTACCGTAAGACCATCAGGGCATTGATCGAAGGAGAGTATCTTGTTGTGGATGAGACGAAGATATAGGGATCGCTCCCCGTTCTGGGATGACCGCATGTTCAGGAGGGTATGCTACTTCCTGCTGGGCCTCAACATCGCCCTGACTGCTATGATTGTGTTGTACTGGCTGGGATACTTGGATTGATGTATAATCCAATCTTGCAGTGGCTCCTATAAGTGATTGCATAGCTCTCTGGTTCAGTAACACCTACCCTGCACGGTGGTCGCATTGATCTAGTTAGCACTCGGAAGTGATGTTCAGTCCATCGCTACCAGCCAGATCAGGGACTTGTTCGTGAGGACTCGTCCCTTTTCTCTTACTGCATCCCACCCAGAGCTGACTCTTCCACTGGCTTAGGCTCCTTGTACTTATCCATCAGGTAGTCGATCCCACCCATCCCAGCCTCACCTATACCACCGACCACACGAGCGACCGGATGTGGAACCATGCTGACTGCGCCGAATGCTGCCTCGAGTGCGTTGACCACTGCCTGACTGCGATCACCTGCCTCCCATAGCTTCATGGCCTTGTCTGCGCTCATCACTGTACCGACACCACCTAGACCTTGAGGTAGCCAATGGCCCAGTGCGTGACCTGCCCGAGCGAGAGTGGATGGCGTGTCCGACCTGATAGCACCAGCCAGCTCACGTTCCTTGTTGGAGATAGCCTGATTGTCTGCGAGTAGCTTGTCTGTCCGAGCTGCCCTTGCCTTCTCAGCCTTCAGTTCCTCCATGAGCGTCCCCGGTATGGCTATCCCGGTATCAGTTGCCCCAGCTATGCGCCTACCATCGAACTCACTGAGCTGCTTGAGGCCACGAGCTTCACGAGCCTCATCCGCTACGTTCCTGTTGAACACTGCCCTCCTCGCCTGTCCCGAGGTAGTCTTCCTCTCATCCGGGGTGATGTTGCCCTCCATTGCCTCGTTGTATGGGGTGCGACCTCCTGACTCTGGTAGTGGCTCTGCTGCCTTAGCTCTCAACCTCTCCAGCTCACCAGCTACCTGTGTTGCCCTGCCTGATGTGGTTCCACGTGGAGGCTGGTCGAAGCCTAATCTGCGTAGTCCAATACTGGTTCCAGCTCCGATGGCAGCTCCAGTGGCAGCAGCTTCTACCCGGTCAGAGTCTGATTTAGTTGGGCCATTGTGTGTGTCTAGTATCATCATCTGAGAAGGTAAGTCTAAGCCAGCAAAACCTTTGGCGCGTATCTTCTCACCCTGTTCCTTAGAGGAGTATCCTTCATATGGCTGGAACCCACCAATGAGTGCGTCAATGTCCTTGGTATAGTTCGGATCGGTAGTGGGGATTCGTCCCTCTTTTACTGCCTTGGCTCCCCATCGGTAGGCCAATGTCGCCTTCTCTGGATCACCATCGAACTCGTTGAGCTTTTGCTTCAGTAGGTGAGCACCAATTAGCATATTCTGGTATGGATCGTGTGGATCAAGCTCCTTGCCGAGTGCCTTGTTCACGTCACGGATCGCAGCCTTCCTGACCTGTGCGCTACCGATAGCACCGGATGAGTAGTCCTTGGGATGGATTCCCCCGCTTTCCTTGAGGATGATCGCACCGAATAGCTCAGGTGGTACGCCAGCCTCGAGTGCAGCCTTCCGTGCCATACGCATCCCGTTCTTCTGTTCCTTGGATAGCTTCTTGAGGTCTTCAGGTGTCATGTCAGCCTCCTAATTCATTGTACATATTGCTCATCGGACTGGCTCCGCGTGGCTTGGCTGGCTGCTTGGTAGTTGCTCCACGAGATGGCTCATTCGGCAGATACTTGTCACCGATCCCCCTCATCTCGTTGTTGTATGCACGTACCAGCGTCTTGTACTCTGGCGATATCTCGAACCTGTCGATGGACTTGTTAGGATGAGCATCCTCCCACTCAGTGTACAGTTCACGTCTCTCGATATCGAAGTTGGCCCGAGCGATCACGAAGTCAGCCTTAGCCATGAGCGATACAGCAGAGTCCTTGATCGAGCCATTGATATCCTTGACGATCCTGCGTTCCATGTCCGAGACAGCTCCCTGCCCTTTCAGCATGGACTTAGCTGCACCCAGCTCCATACTTGCGAGGAACCTGCCAGCGATTACCGCAGCATCGAGGTCTCCCTGAGTACCGAATATCTTACGAGCAGCAGCATCCAAGCCGGGTACGTTGATCGATCCACCGGGAGTCTGCACGCCTTCCTGTATCAGCCCGAAGAATGCATGGACTAGACCGGGTTTCTGTAGCATGCCGAAGACCTGTGGATGAGTCTTCGCTATATCCTTGAGTGCAGATGCATCAGAGATAATGCTCGGAGCCTCGGAAGCAGTAGCGATGTACGAAGCACGGGTAGCTGCGTTGGCTTCACCCTTCTTGGATTCCTCGACTGTGCGTCTGGTCTTCTCGTAGCCCATCTCCTCCACTGATACTGGACGTTGATCACCTCCTTCGCTGGTAGCACGACCACCGGGACGACCTCCAGTAGTAGGAGCACGACCAAGTTTCTCGAGGAACTCCTGCCCCCAGCCCTCATCCTGAGCCTTGAGGTAGGCATCGTAGTCAGATAGCCGCATCTTGTACGTGTTACCACCTATGACGATATCCTCCTGCTTCTGGCGAGGTGGAGTCACATCCTCATACTGCATGGTATCGATGTTGAGCACCCTCTGCCCATCGTCCGACATCTTATACTTGTTGCGTCCTGACTGGATGGATTCACGGATCGCAGTGCCGAGCTTGGGATTGAACAGGGAGATAGCAGCCATCCTGTCTTCAGTGATATTGGTTAACCCACCCCCACCTCCACCTAACCTACCCCCACCTTGAGTGGAACCCACCCCTCCTCCACCACCTACCCCACCCCCACCTCCAGTCAGCATAGCCATCGCTGCATCGTCCTTGAGGTTAGCGGCCTGTAGCTTGGCGAGGTTG